TGATGCAGGAGAAAGAAAACTCAGAATGTGGATAAATACAGATGCAAGAATGACTAATAACAACAGCACTTCTTGGAATAATCAAGATGAAGCTACTGATAGTTATACTCATGGAATATATTTTGGAGGACGTAACACCGAGGGTTCAGGATATACTAACGGATTCGCTTGTGCACTTGATGAGGTGGCTATTTACAATGAATGTAAGGATTCGGTTGGTACTTTTGCTAGTGAAGTATATAACGGTGGAACTAAATACGACCATACCAAAAATAGTAACCTTGTAGGATATTGGAAATTCAATGAGGGTGGTGGAACTACTGTTATCGACCATTCGACTAATAGTAACAATGGTACATTAACTACAAATGATACAGGTTTACCAACCTATGAAGAAATAAAAACCTATAAATAGAGAAAAATAAATTACATTTTGGGGAATATATATCATACTTATATATGTATGAAAACAGTTACAAATAATTTAGTGACAATTAAACAATTAACAAATAACAAATAGGAGATATCGAATGGATATTAACGCACTGAAGAAGCGTCTCGGACAACTTCAAATCACAAACAATCGCACATCAAATCTTTGGAAACCTCAACCAGGTAAAACTCAAATAAGAATAGTACCTTACAAATTCAATAAGGATAATCCTTTCATTGAGTTGTTTTTCCATTATGATTTGGGTAGAAAATCATATCTTTCACCAATGTCGTTCGGTCGTCCAGACCCAATCGAAGAGTTTTCTCAAAAGCTCAAGTCGTCTGGTAACAAGGAAGACTATCAATTGGCTCGTAAAATTGAGTCTAAGATGAGAACTTTTGCTCCAGTAATCATCCGTGGTGAAGAAAATCAAGGTATGAAGTTTTGGGGTTTTGGTAAAACAGTTTATCAAGAACTGCTTTCCATCATCGCTGATCCTGATTATGGTGATATTACCGACTCAATGAATGGTCGTGATATTACTGTAGAGTTCAAGACAGCCGAAGAAGTTGGCGCTTCGTTTCCTAAAACAACAATCAGGGTTAAACCAAATCAAACCCCGATTACGGAGGATGCAACTCTTCTTGAAACAATCATGGATAACCAAAAGGATATTACTGAAATCTATCAGGAACAAACCTATGAAGAACTTACAGAAGTTCTTAATACTTGGTTGAATCCAGAGAACGAAGAGAATCAAGAAGAATCTGTAACACAATCTGAAGTTAAAGAGGATGTTAAATCTACTAAAGATGTATCAGAAGCATTCGACGATCTGTTTAATAGCTAATAGTAAAATCGATCACAAGTTGGGGGGTTCCAACGTGAGCCCCCCTAAGTTATCTAAATTAGGAGATGTTTATGTCAACAAGAGATGAATTGGCAGGGACACTCGCTGCCAGTTTAAACAAACAATTCAAGGATACTAAAGTTGCTTACTTCCTTGATGGTAGTGATACTACACCCACCGATATCAAAGAGTTTATTTCTACAGGTTCAACACTATTAGATTTAGCAATATCTAATAGACCACATGGTGGTATAGCAGTCGGTAGAATTACTGAGTTAAATGGTTTAGAATCAAGTGGTAAATCCTTAGTAGGTGCACACCTTTTAGCTGAGACTCAAAAAAAGGGTGGAGTAGCAGTCTATATCGATACTGAAACTGCAGTAAGTCAAGACTTTCTAAAAGTTATAGGAGTAGATATAAATAATATGTTGTATCTACACTTAGAAACTGTAGAAGATATTTTTGCAGCAGTAGAAGAAATCGTAGCCAAAGTACGTGAGAGTTCAAAGGATAGGTTAGTAACTATTCTTGTCGACTCACTCGCAGCAGCTTCAACAAATGTTGAAATGGAAGCCGACTTTGATAAAGATGGTTGGGCTACTTCCAAAGCAATTATCATATCGAAAGCTATGAGAAAAATTACTCAAATGATTGGTAGACAGAGAGTCGCTCTTGTATTTACTAATCAGTTGAGACAAAAGTTAGGTGTCATGTTTGGTGACCCGTGGACTACAAGTGGTGGAAAAGCTCTACCATTCCATGCGTCAACACGTGTAAGATTAAAGAACAAAGGGCAAATAAAAGATAATAAAAACAATGTGATTGGTATGACTATACTTGCACAAGTTGTTAAGAATCGATTAGGTCCACCTCTAAGAAGTTGTGAGTTTCCTTTGTACTTTGAAAGTGGTATTGATGACGTTGGTAGTTGGTTAAAGGTAATGAAAGACCACAAGATTGTAAAACAAGGTGGTGCATGGTACACACTTACAGACCATTTAGGACAAGAACATAAGTTTCAATCAAAAGAATTTTCTGATAAATTATCCGATCCAGATTTTAAGACATTCGTATACGAACAAATATGTGAAAAAGTTATATTAAAATATGACATGAAAGATTTGGGAATAGACGACGTGGTTGAGACAGAAGAGGTAATTGGTGACTAATGGTAGATACCTTTCAATCCTGAATGAGATAAAGAAAAAAGGTGGTTCTGTTAACTTTCAGAACACAAACAAAAAAGTACTAATAGTCGACGGCTTAAATACTTTTATCAGAGTGTTTAGTGTAATGCCGACTTTAAACGAAAACGGCGTTCATGTTGGTGGCATTGTTGGTTTCCTTAAAAGCATAGGATTTGCAATCAATATGTTTAATCCCACCCGTACTATTATCGTGTTTGATGGTAAGGGTGGGAGCAATCGCCGACGTAAGATGTATTCGGATTACAAAAATAAAAGAAGAACATCTTACAGAGTTAACAGAGTTCAAGGATTAGAAAGCGCAGATGATGAGAAACGTAATATGTATTTACAGTTACGTAGACTTGCTGAATATCTTGAGTTGTTACCAATGACTACAATCTCAGTTGATGGTATTGAAGCAGATGATGCCATAGCTTACATAGCGAAGAGTGTAATACCAGATGGTGAAAAGGTTATCATGTCAACCGACAAGGATTTCCTACAATTAGTATCAGACGATATCAAAGTTTGGTCTCCTACCAAGAAAAAACTATATGACAAAGATGCAGTCTTAGAAGAGTATTGTGTTACTGCTGAAAACTTTATCATGGCAAAAATCTTTGAGGGAGATAAGTCAGATAACATAGATGGTGTAAAGGGGATAGCGACTAAAACATTAGTAAAAAATATACCATCTTTGGGTGATTCAGATACTAATTATAGTTTACAAGAGGTATACAAATACGCTCACAAACACAAAGATGACGAGGGAAAATTCTTTGTCAAGATATTACAGAACAAAGAAATACTTGAAAGAAATTACAAGTTGATGCAGTTAGAGGATGTCAATATAAGTGCTTCAACAAAAACAAAGTTACTTGATACAATCAGAGGTCCTATCAGACGTTTAGTAAAATTTAAATTTGAATCCATGTTCATGGAAGATAGATTATTTCAGAACCTACCAAATATAAGTAGTTGGTTATCACAAACATTTACAACTATGGATAAGTACGCAGAGCAAACTGATGGGTAGGAAGAAAAAATACTTCACAGCCAAACAAAAAAGAGATGCACAAAGAAAATGGCAAATGGAATATTACAACCGAAATAAAGAAACAATACTCAAAAAGATGAAAGAAAAATACAGACAAAAAAAATTAAACTTATCTAAAACCGAACTTACGAAAGAATTATATGGAGAGTAATACAACATTAACTCAGTTTGGTACATCGTTTCAATCTAAGATTATTACATCATGTCTCTTAGATTCGATGTTTTTACAAACTATCATGGAAGTCTTACAGCCAGAATATTTCGAATCTGATGCTAATTCTTGGTTAGCAAAAACCATCAATGAATATTTCAACAAGTATAAGACTACACCAACATTAGAGGCTTTGAAAATTGAGATAGAGAATATTGAGAATGATGTATTTAAGATATCAGTTGTTGAGGGATTGAAAGATGCGTGGAGATATAGAGAAGCAAATGATTTACAATTTGTTCAAGAGAAAACATTAGATTTCTGTAAGAATCAAGTTCTAAAGTCAGCTATCATGGAATCCGTAAATCTATTAGAAAATCAAAATTATGATGGTATAAAAACAGTGATTGACAACGCTATGAAAGCAGGAACACCTGTCGATGTAGGACATGATTACAACGTGGGTATTGAAGAAAGATTGACTAAATCTACAAGAATAACAATCAAAACGCCGTGGGATATCACGAATGAGATTATGGATGGTGGTTTAGGTGAGGGTGAATTAGGTGTCGTAGTCGCGCCAGCAGGTGTTGGTAAAACTTGGTTACTTCAGAGTTTAGCCGCAGGTGCAATTAAGAGAGGATTCACGGTTGTACATTATACATTGGAGTTAAACGAAACTTACGTAGGATTAAGATATGATACTGTCTTTAGTGGTATAACAACACAAAATATAAAATATCAGAAAGATGATGTTAAAAAGATAATCGATGGGTTAAAAGGTAAAATGATTATCAAATACTATCCTACACGTTCAGCGACAGTCAATACTTTGTCAGCGCATCTAAAACAATTAGAGTTAAAAAACATAAAAGCCGATTTAGTTGTTGTTGATTACGCTGATATCTTGAGAGATAATAGTGGTATGAGAGAGGTAAGACATCAGTTAGGTGCAGTTTATGAAGAACTTAGAGGATTAGCAGGTGAGTTTAAAGTTCCAATATGGACAGCATCACAGGCTAATCGTTCGGCATTAGAAGAGGAAGTGATTGAGGCTACTAAAGTAGCAGAAGCATATAGTAAGATTATGATTGCAGACTTTGTTATGAGTATCAGTAGAAAAGCTGAAGACAAGCTAAGTCATACAGCAAGATGTCATATTATTAAGAATAGGTTTGGTATCGATGGTATAACCTATCCGATGAGTATGAATACAAATCTTGGTAAGATAGAAATATACGAATCAACAAGTGCGCCAGGTAAACAGCAACAAGGTAAGATGGATAATAGTGAAGAATTTAAGAGAAAATTGTTGGCAAGTAAGTATAATGATATGAAAAGTAGTGAAGTCGATGGCTTCGAATAAAACTAATAAGAAAAAATTATTTGAAAATGAAGAAAATTTTAAATAGTTTGTTTTTATTCTTATATATATAATAGTTATATTTTGTACAGGTTAACAGGAAATTCAGGAGGAGCCAGAATCAATGGAACAATTTAAGTTATCAGAAAATTTCGTCAGTAAATATAAAAGAAAGAAAGCACCTTTCGGTTTTAATGGGTTAGGAGAATTAGTTTACATGAGAACATATTCTCGTATTAAAGACGATGGTAAGAACGAAAGGTGGTGGGAAACAGTTCGAAGAGTTGTTGAGGGTACATACTCCATGCAAAAGAATCATATCGAATCACATCAATTAGGTTGGAATGCATGGCAAGCACAAAAGTCAGCTCAAGAAATGTATGAAAGAATTTTTAACATGAAGTTCCTACCACCTGGTCGTGGTTTGTGGGCTATGGGTACACCAATCACCGAAGAAAAAGGTTTATATGCAGCTCTAAACAATTGTGCATTCGTATCAACCAAAACACTCAAAGAAGATTATTCTAAACCATTCTGTTTCCTTATGGATGCATCTATGTTAGGTGTTGGTGTTGGTTTTGATACAAAAGGAGCTGGTGAGATTGTAGTCAAAGGTGTGAACAAAGATAGAAACAAAGAAGTATTTGAAATACCTGATACAAGAGAGGGTTGGGTAGAATCTCTCAGACTATTATTAGAAAGTTATTTTCACGGAACATCAGAGATAGACTTCGATTATAGTAAAGTAAGAGAAGCAGGATTGCCCATCAAAGGTTTTGGTGGGGTTAGTTCAGGACCTGAGCCACTAAAAGAAGTTCATGCAGATATACGAAAAGTATTAGAGGGTAATTCAGGTGAACCAATTACAGTAACTACGATCGTAGACATAATGAATCTTATAGGTAAATGTGTTGTAGCAGGAAATGTTCGTAGAACTGCTGAGATAGTTTTTGGTGATCCACACTCAGAAGAGTATTTAGACTTAAAGAATTACAAAGTAAATCCACATAGAGACCAATATGGTTGGACAAGTAACAACTCTATATTCGCAGAGTTAGGTATGGACTACACCGATGCGGCTAAGAGGATTGTAGATAATGGTGAGCCAGGTTTAGCATGGTTAGAAAACATGAGACACTATTCAAGAATGAAGAATGGTGGTGATGATAAAGACCATAGAGCTATGGGTGGTAATCCTTGTTTAGAACAAACACTTGAGTCATACGAATTATGTTGTCTTGTTGAAACTTTTCCAGATAATCATGATGACTTTGAGGATTACGCTCGTACATTAAAGTATGCTTATCTGTATGCCAAGACTGTAACACTTGGTAGAACACATTGGGCTGACACAAACAGAGTGATGTTGAGAAACAGGAGAATCGGTTGTAGTGTTAGTGGTGTTGCACAATTCATAACAAACAGAGGTTTAGATGAATTGAAAAATTGGTTGGAAGATGGATATGATGTAATACAAGATTGGGATTCTAAATATTCTGATTGGTTCGCTATACCAAATTCAATCAAGACTACTTCAGTTAAACCAAGTGGTACAGTTTCATTGTTAGCAGGTGCCACACCAGGTTTACATTATCCTGAGAGTAGATTTTACATAAGGAGAGTTCGTCTATCAATCAACTCAGAACTCATAGAACCATTGAAAAAAGCAGGTTACAAAATAGAAC